GGCGCCAACGCCAAGTTGTTTGAGCAACTTGTAGCGGCTGGTAAGTACGGTCGTGTCCCAAGGGGTCATCCAGACGCCCATGCTTGAGTACCAACGCTCATCCCTAGCCCAGTAGGGAATGGGATGGCTGTAAGGTTTTGCTTCGGGTTCGGTCATTTTAGCTTAGGTACTTCTTTGGTACCTAGTAGCTTAACGGGCACCCTAAGACTTTTTTCAATAGGGATTTCAATTTTTTCCTAAATGTTTCTTCTCTTGCTTAAGATTTCCAGAAAGCCTTTTATGTAGGCTAATGCTTCTTCTCTAGGGCGCGTCTTAACTGTTTCTACTAGTAATTCGTATTCAACTTCCTTGAGGCGGTCTCCTTGGAACTCAAAGAACTTGTTGCTATTACTTAATATATCATAATAGACACTTAATGATTTCCACACCTTTCTTTCAGGTTCATCTTCGGCTTCTACAATTTCGTTCTTCCTAGGACCTTCTCTCATTGGATTTTTTGACCTTGGAATAGAATCGAATATAATAGTTTCGGACCAGACATCTGAAATTTCTTTTGCTTTTGTATTGATACTTTCTAAAGATATATCGCCTTTTATATCATTGCAACCACCGCAACAAGGCTTAACATTATCTAAACTATATTCTCTCTTTGCATTGTCTACTCTGTCTATTCCTATTCCCTTTGCGTCACGGTAACCACAAAGATAACAGGCTTCTCTAGTTATCTTATCCCATTCTTCTTGAGTTAAATTAAATGGTAATCCTCTTAACGCTTCTGTTTTCTTTTTATAGTTAGTATAGTTATTGTTACAGGAACGACCATAATACTCTTTCCATTTCTTATAAAAGTCTTTTGTTGGAGTCTTCTTGCTACTAATAATTTTACATATATCAATAAAGAATAATGGGTGGAAATAGTGCTTCATCATATTGCACGTTTCGCAACACGGCACACAGTTATCTGTTTCATAACCTATATCATTATTAACTCTATCTATACCATTTACTTCGTTCTCAACACAGTGAAGACAATAATAACAAGGCATAGTAACTAGCCCTTTAAACTCTTCAAATGTTAGATTCATAGAATACCCGCGTATATATGCTGATTTAACATAATTAGAGTAGTAGTTTTCAAGACTGCGAAAATTTTCGTTCTTGTAATTACGCTCTCTATTTGACCTTTTTACGTCTTGATTAGCTTGGATTTTATTACAATCTAAACATCTCATACTAGGCTTACCATGACTGGTATTAAACTGTTCGTAGTCGCGCCCGCACTTGATACAGATTTGGGACTTAGCCTCTTTATTCATCGCAATTGCATTATGGTGTTCTTTATGGGCTGCCTTTCTAATCTTATCATTCTCATAAGCCTTACTTCTACAGGTTTCGCAGGTTGAGTAACCAGGTGTACAAAGGTTAAAACAGCTTCTATCTACATCACAATACTTTATATTTTTATCCTTTTCTTCGTCAAAATACATCTGTTTTTGATGTTTTCCACAATATTTAGCACCTGTTGTTTTATTTTTACAATTTTCCTTGGCACAAGGTGTTTTCTTAACTGATTTCTTCTCTTTACATATATCACAACGTCCGCTTTTAGCAACTAAAGCATCACACCCACGAAAGAAATCCAAACAGGGTATTTTACCTTGCTTTGTTAAAATTTCATGTTGGTAATTACGTTGGTGTCTTCCACAGTATTCATTCTCAGCAGAGCGTGGGTATTCACAGGGATTACCTTTTCTTTTACCAGTGACTATGGCTATACATGTTGTTAGCATTTATAAAATTCTAACAATTAGATGGAAAATAATTTTCAATTTTAAACTGATTTTTGATTTGATTGCAAAATCCACATAAGCACCGGGAACTTCCGCGTGCTGTGAATCGTGTTTTTAATTGCTGTACGCAAGTCCTCCCATTCCGGACATAATGCGGAGCACGTTGTAGTTTGTCGCATAGACACGAACCTGGGCACTGTACAGCGCACCGACCGTGTTGTTGGACAGTGTGAGTACAAGTGTGGCATTGTCGATACGGGAGAAGTTGCATGTGCCGCTGGGCTGGTGCTCCTCAGGCTTGAGGGCGAAGGAGTAGACGTTGATGCCGACAGCGGGGATGTTGGTGTGGTGCTGGTAAGGCTGGACCAAGTTGAAGTAGCGTCCCTCACGGTAGGAGAAGCGGTCGTGTCCGTTGAGCTGGACAATGCCGGCAACGACGGGGTTGTTGCCCGCCAAGCCCTCAACACGTGTGACGGAGTAGCCAGACTCCAGGACGGCGCGGTCCCACCAGTCGGAGTAGTTGAAGGGCTGCTGTCCCTTCCAGGGGCCAACAACGTTGTCGTCGCAGCTGACGAAAGAGTCACGCTGAACAACCCAGACAAGCTCCTTGCAAGGGTGGTTGAAGTTCAGGCGAATCTTGTTGTGAGCAGATGTAACGGACTCACCGCCCGTGTACTGGAGCTGCTCGATGAGGTACTCGTGGGAGACCTGGGCGAAGCGGCGGCGCTCGTCCGTGTCCAGGTAGATGTAATCTACGTAGAGGGAGGCAGAGACCAAGCCAGACTGGGCGACGCGGTCACGGACTGTGTGTCCGGATGTCGCCGTCATGTCCCAGCACAGGTTGTTGAGCTCCTGGAACTGGAGGTTGATCTTAACCTCGTGGTACTGGAGGGCGATGAGGGGGAGCGCCAAGCCAGGGTTGCGGTTGAACCAGAACTGGAGGGGGATGTACAGTGTGTACTCAGGGGCGCACTTCAACACCTCAGAAGAGGCGTTGGGCTCACCACGGTAGCACGCATTGTCGCAGTCCTCACCGCCCTGTGTGAGGAGGTTGACCAGCTGGGGAACGTTGCCAACCATCTCCGCATAGCCAGCCTGCTTGCCCGCCTCCTGGGTAAGCTCATTCCAGATCTGGAGCCAGTCACCGTAGTGCTTGTCGATCTTCTGTCCGCCAATCTCAAGCTCAACGTTGGCAATCAAGTTGTGACCGACCCAGTTGAGCCAGCGGAACTGGGCACCAGAGCCGTCAGCCGCCTGGAGGGTGACTGAGGGGAGTGTGGCCTGGAGGTAGATGCGGTGGATCAAATCGCCGTTACGGGAGATTGTGCATGTTACCTTCTTGCCGAAGTTGGCAGAGCCGTTGAAGGTCTGCTCAATCGCCTCCATGGCGAAGTTTGTGTGGCGTCTGTAGACTACCTTGAAGAAGGTAATCTGAGGGTTGCCCGTCAAATAGATGTCCTGCGCGCCGTAAGCTACAAGTTGCATTAAACCACCGCCACCCATGTTGCTTGTTTATAACTCCCTCTGAGAAAAAAATTTGCCGGGGGAATTTAATTTCCGCACGCACTTTTTAAAAATCTGGGTATCGCACCTAAACAAATCCGGGAGGAAGAAAGATATACTTATGGCTTCTTTCTCATTAAATGAGTTATTGGTACCTGTTCACAGTGAACAGCCCGTTGAGGTCCAACAAGACAAATTAACCACTCTTGAAGGATTTCATAACGATAAGATACGTAGATTCAAAGATTTGAAAGAATCTTTACCTACATTAAAAGCGGATTTAGCCGCCATTTCTAAGAAATTACAAAACTGGTCTGTAGAAACACGCTTCACAGATGAACACAAAGAGGCATTAGAAAAAGAGGCTGAATTAAAAAGCAGAATCGCCGATGTTGAAACTGATAAAGATATGATGAACTATTATTTGAATGTCGGTGATATTCTTTTTGGATATTACGATACCCAACAGCGCATTGCCACTGGAGACAGCTCAATGCAGCGTGAATCCAATAAGTTAAAAACGCCAGCTAATTCGGTTTTATCCTATTTTAAAACGTCAGCTGCTGATGCAGCTACAAATACAATAGCTGAAGAACCCGAAAAAAAACCACGCGTCGCTAAAAAGAAGAAGGAGCTTCAGACAAAGGCTTCACAAATCGTTGCAGATATTGATGGTCTCCGTCGTGATAAGGCACTAGAAAAGTACCTGTCAATTGTTGAACCCAGTGCTATTAAATCAGGTATAATGCCTGGTTCAGGAATTGAAACGGATTATGGCTGCTGCCCTGTATGCGACAATGAAATGCACTTTTCGCAAAATGAGGCAATGTTGGGTTGCGCTGAATGCGGCTACCAAGATTTTATCTTGATTGATTCTGAGAAGCCCTCTTATAAGGACCCACCACGTGAAATATCGTATTTTGCCTATAAGAAAATCAACCATCTTAATGAGTGGTTGGCGCAGTTTCAAGCCAAGGAAACAACTGAGATTCCAACTGAGATTTTTGAGCAGATTCAGATGGAGCTGCGTAAGGAACGTATTATTGATACACTCAAGCTCAAACCGTCAAAACTGCGTGAGATTTTGAAGAAGCTCAAGTTATCTAAGTATTATGAGCACGTCGCACACATTATGAACCGTCTTAATGGTGTACAGGCGCCTGTTCTTTCTAGAGAAGTTGAGGATAAATTGCGGTTTATGTTCAGAGAAATTCAGCCTAGTTTCATCAAACACTGCCCAAAAGGACGTTCGAATTTCTTGTCGTACTCCTATGTGTTGTATAAATTTTGTCAGTTACTGGAGCTGGATGACTTTTTACCGTGCTTCCCTTTGCTTAAATCGCGTGAAAAACTTTACATGCAGGATAAAATCTGGCAGTGTATCTGCGATGATATGGGGTGGGAGTTTATTAAGTCTATTTAGGGAGCTATTTACACAAATTCAAAAAATGAAAAAATCGGCTTTTCATTTTGTCCGTTTGTTTTTCTGATGCTTAGTCCGCTAAAGCTTCGTGCGCTAAAGCTTAGCGCGGGCACACGACATGGATGTTCTTCTTCTTGTCGAAGTAGAAGTTCCACACGTCGTGCGAAGAGGCGTACTCCTCATCCATCATGCAGAGTGTCCTCTTGCTGATGCGCTTGCAGAGACCCGTGACCCAGACACGGTCCTCCTCATCAAGGTCCGCGATGCACTGAAGGTTGTGCGTCTTGAACTCATCGAAAGTGCCGAACTCAGTGTAGTCGCCGTAGGACTGCATGCGCTCAAAGGTGTAGTCGCTGACCAGGAAAGTGCTGATGTTGATGGTGCTCATTTGGCTCGTGTGATGCTTTTGCTTCTTTAGCTTGGCTTCGAAAAAATACTTTTGATGATTTGTGATTTCAATTTTTTTTGTTTTTCTATTCACTGCTCTTCGGCACAGGTCTGACATGTATCTTTTTCTCCAATCTTTGTGCAAGCCGAAAGATTATCACAGTGATAGCAAATAAGGAGACCGCGCGGGCAGGGCGGCTCATCTTCCCATTCTACATACTTTGAGTTTGATGCTATGCGCCATTCGTGCGCTAGATGACTCTCACCGGCGGCGCGCGTAAAGAGAAAATCCCGTATAGACTGCTTATAGCAGGCGGGGCAACTGCAAGCGGTTTCTTCCTTTTGCATTTTAAAAATGAGTGAAACTAGCGTAAATCTTTTCAATTTTTGTCGGCTTTGAATTAACGTGGGTTCGTAATAACCAGGTTCTTAGACTTGTCAAAGTAAATATTGGCGGCTGTAAATACTACACTTGATTCCTCATCCATTAGCCGAATCTTCTTGTCACTAATACGACGGCAAAGCTCTACCATCCAGTTGTGCTCCTCATCAGTAAGTGCGGCAATGCACTCCAGATTCCAGATACGATAATCACTGTACTCCTTATCAGGGGCGTAAACACCGTTGTCGCGCATCCGCATAAAACTATCCTCATCAAGAAGAAAGTGGCTTAGGTTAATAGACATTTTTGATAAACCAGTTTAGTAAGCGGGTTTATCAATTTTTGATTATTCTAGCCGTTAATCAGATTCGTATGTACAGAGCCATGCACCAATTATCTTCATTTTTGATTGTTTCTACGCGGCATAATCCATGAGCCTTGAGGAGTGTATCAAGCTCTGATTTTACTGTACTCTTTTTTGTGACTTCCGTTGAATTTACGCCTGTATAAATGACATCCGCAAATTTGAGCAAGTTTGATGCGCTTCTAAAAATTCTAAATTCTGAACCCATACTGTCAAAATTCCAGACATTGAATTCTGCAGGGTCAAAATTATTCTGTTCCATAAATTCATTCAAGGTTAAGCGCTCTGTAATTTCTAATTCCTCCATAATTAATTGTGGCTCTTCTATACAGCATAATTTTGGACAGTAATATGGCGCATGGGTACTTTTATATGTATTATGTTTCTTTTCGTCTATAATGGTTGTAAAACAATTCGGCAATCCCTTTGCAATGTTTCGCGCAGCCTTAATTTTGTCCGATTCAACCCAAATTATATTATTGTCATGAACATTTATAGAATTATATATGGTTTGAATAGTGTCGCTCTTAGAGCCCACGTGTAATATACCGCGAACTTGTATATTGCACTCTTCTATGTATTTTTTTATTCCCTCCAAATCAAATGGCATTATACTTTCAAACGTGCACTAATTTAAGTCGGTTTTTATCAGTCGTCAGTAAAAAATGAAACCCGCGTTACATACTAATAAAGTAATAAATGTCTCAGCACAGAACAGCTGTTTATGTGGGCGCGGGTTTAGATTTTGCCCCTGTATTATTATTTAGAAATATCAGCAGGTTTATTTATATTGACTCACAGCCACTTACTGAATTTGGCTCTTCGCCGCTATGTGAAGAATTCAAGCGTCCTGAATTTAGTCAAAAACTATTTCACAAGATGAAGAATTTAGGGTATAAACGACGAATGGCTTCACCCAATCCTAATCTGGAGATATATTTACATCCAAGAAGGGGTACCGAAGTGTATTATTATAAGAATAATCGCTTTCCAAACGACCTTGATAGGGACTGTGTACTAGATATTAAAAACGCCTCTGTTCTTATCTGTTGTGGTCACCACCCAAATGTGAAAATTATAGATATGATGAGCGCCGGTCCAAAACTCTTCATAGGAGACAATAAAACGTATTATAATTACGACGATGATGTAGAATCATCTCTTATCAAGAAGATTCTAGAAGCGCCGACACTATTTGAAGAGTATATTCGGTTCGATTATCCGCCCCTATTTGACTACTATAATGATAATATGGTAGAAGAGAGCTGTATTGCAACTTTTAAAGTGACGAAACATTCGTCGCTTCAAGACATGAGTAAATTTTGACTACTTCTTGAAAACCACGCTAAACCAGTTGCCAGTATTTTTCCGTGAAGATATTAGCACACTTTTTACGTATTTTGATTTTACTTTTCTTGTGAGCCCCTTCATTTTAGACCCCCCACCAACGGCAGAATTTTTAATTTCGTTGGCTATTTTTTCGTAAGCTACTCTTGATATGGCGTTTATAAAAAAATCCTTAAAGTCCATATTAGGGATACGTTTAAAACACACATTGTGAAGTTCATTTTCGTAATCCGCATTACGTTTTTCTAATATTTGTAGCGTGTGAATTGCATCATATTCCAGTTTTGATAGTTCATACAAATATAGTTTGTAGTATGAATCTTTACCTGATGCGATTAAATGGTCTGTTTCTGCCAGCCTTTTAATATCAAGTTCTACAGATGTTTCCTGTCTGCATTCTCTTATTGCTGCGTCATCGACGGACATATCTTCGTTTTGTTCAAAGCCGCCTTTAGGAAAACCATATTTCGTTTTATTTTTATCTGACACGCATCGGGGCTTAGCTGAAATATAACCAGCTTTAGAATTAGAATTTTTCATCCCGCTATATGTCACATGTGTCTTAGTATAAACTTCTAACTCTTTACAAAGACCTGTGAACTTACGCCTAGCTTGTATAATATCCACATCATTATTCATGGAACCCTTCTTCAAGAATCCTGCATAAACGTCTTCGTGCTCCTTAGATTTAAACTTGCCTAGTTTATTTGTTTCTGTCAAGTACATTGTTTCCTGCCCCATTAAAAATACTGGTCCACCCTTGTCTTTGTAATAGACAATTACTATTGCACCACTGGCATCGATTCCACGCATAGTTTTACCTGTTGGCATGATTCCTATTTTAATAGCAGATTTTTAAAAGGCCTGACTCTGCAGCTACTTCTTTCTGGTGCCCCAGGTTGTGTATCTTCATACAATAATATCGATTTGTGTGTCGCTTCATTTATAGAATTCCCATGCGGTGACTTATATTTCTGAACATCGGCTTCTGTCAAACACTGTCTGATGCAAATCGTATCATGGTTAGGTCCGGTTCTGACACCAATAGTCCACCGCCCTGGTATATCGGCTATTGGCGTTTCACCTGGTAAAAATGGATTACTATAATGTATATCAGACCAACCATATTTTGCCATGATTTTGTATTGAGTTTCCATTCTATTGGAACTTAGCTCTTAGCATTTAAATGTATTTTATTCTTTAAAGTTAAAATGCCTAAGATACTCAGCTTTGATATGGGGATTCGTAACTTAGCATACTGCATAGCCGATGTTAGTGGAGCGGCTTTTACTATCAGCGATTGGGACAACTACGATTTACTTGCTGGTAGCGATTCACAGAGTGCCAGTCGCTGTGTTTGCGGTGGTCCGCCCAGCTGGACGGATATAAGCGATAATATGTGGTGCAAAAAATGCGCAAAGAGCGGTAAGACTACGCTAAAAGGCTTACCTAGTGATGTTGAACTAAACGTAAAAGGGCTCAAGATATTTGCGGAAAAAATGAGCTGGACTGTTCCAAAGAAAGCCAAAAAGGATGATTATCTGGAACTTATTAAAAAGGCATTCTTAATGCCCTATACTAAACCAAAAGGTACCATGAAAACTGACCTGAGCGTTTTACTGTTGGCTATTGAAAAATTCCTAGATAGTCGCGTAGCTGCATTTTCAGAGGTCGCAACTATTCGTATTGAAAATCAGCCCGTGTTTGATGCTCCGACTATGAAGTCTGTCCAAATTATACTATTTACGTTGCTGTCCCATCGCCTTCGTATTGAAAAAGGCTGGCAAGGTGATGTTGTTTTTGTTCATGCCTCTAAGAAAACGGAGGAGGCGCAGACTGCTGTTGATGATGCTGGCGGCAACTATAAGGCACGAAAGGACACTGCTGAGCTGCTTGTTTTGCAGAAACTCAAAGGCTTAGAGCACAAAAAATGGTTGGATTTTTTCAATTCCAAGAAAAAGAAGTCAGATTTGGCAGATGCACTTTTGATGTGCTTGCGCGTTTAGAGAAAGAAAATCACCTAAACGCCTACTGTAAGACAAACAGAATAGTATGAGTGGCAATCAAGGCAATCCCGGCATAAACCTTTCTGATTTACAGAGTTTCGCGGCAAATACTGCAAATATTGATGACATCATCAGCTTGGATGTATCTGACATAGGCAACAGCAACAACGGAATCCGCAATCTTGACATGGATTTGCTTGCGAACCAAAATAAGGTTAGCGCAAGCCCCAAACCTTCA